CGAGCGTGCGGACGAGGTACTGTCGTGGTTGTCCCAAGCGTCGGGCGGGGAACGATTCGGGGTCAACGACGACTTTGAATTTTTCTTCCGTGAGGCCGAGCAAGAGTCCGCGCCGTCGAACATTCTCGATGACGAGTGGTACGATTACGACTTGCCGGTCGAAGGGCGTCACGCGGTCAACGCCGTGCGCGTCTTCTACGGGAACGGGACGAACACGGCGCGTTCAAGTGTCCTTGTCGAAGACCGGGTGTCCCAAGCCGATCTGAAAACGAAGCTGGACGCCCCCCGGCGTGTCGTGCTTGGGTCGGACCACCACTACCCGGAAATCGACAACCGGGACGCCGCCCGGACGAAGGGCGAGGAAATCTTGGAGAACAAGTCCCCCGTCTTGACCGGGACCGTCATGACGCTCAAGCGGTTCGACTGGGAACCGGGCCAGATATTCCGTCTCGAAATCCCCGAGAAAAATATCACGGACACGTACGCCGTCGCCGAAATGCGCCACAAGTGGTCCACCGCCGAGACCACCGTGAAAGTGGCGAAGAACACCGACAACGTGGGCGACCTACTCAAGGAACTATCCGACGACGTGGTTCGGATCGACCTTCGTGACGCTGATCCGGACGCGACGTTCACCCGGTATCTCGACTTGGACATGGGCGCGACCGTGAGTATCTCCATCGAAGCCACCCAAACCATCGTTTCTGACGGGTCGTTCGTCGCGGGGTTCGGGTCGGAAGGTGACGTGGGCGGGTTCACGCTCACCGAGGCGGGTGAGCCACAAGCGGGCTTCGGCGCCTCGGGCACCACGTCTTCGACGGGGACGGGCGCCGCCACCGTGGCCGCGCTCAACCAATTCCGCGACGTGTGGCAAGGCGAGTCCCCGGACAGTATCACGGACTTCAAGGTCGGAACGGGGACGGCCGAGGTGGTCCAAACGGACACTGATCTTTCCAACGCGCAAGGGGGCTTGCGGGCCGTGGATCAAGTGTCCGCGAGTGGGAGTTACGAGGTGACGTTTGAGGGGTCGATCAGCCCGGGCGGTGCCCTCGTCGGGACGGAAATCACCGAGTTTGGCTTTTTCGAGTCCGACGGCACCATGCACAACCGGGCGACGTTGGACACGGGCCTCACCCACGCGGCGACGACAACCACGTCGTTCACGGTCACGTTCACGCTCAACACCGACCCGACGAAGCTCGGCGTTATCACGAACACGGGCCAAACCCGGCTTCGGGATATGTACCTCGGCGACGTGGCCGTGGGCACGTACCACGCCGACGACCGGGCGTACGGCACCGGGACGACCACCGAGGCGGTCACGGACACGTCCCTCGGGTCGAAGAACGGCGAAGACGTAATCAGCCACGTGGACTCGGGCGTGGGTGCCGACTCGGGGTCGATGGAATTGGACACGTCCGAAGCGAACGGCATCACAATCTCCGAGATGGGCGACGAGAACGACAACAACGAGTTGTTGTCTCGTATCACCTTTGAAGGGTTGGACAAGTCGTCACAATTCAACTTCGTGAGCGACTTTACCGTCACCATCCGCCCGGTGATCCTATGACCGGGAGAACGACTAAGGCGTCTTGGGGGGTAGTGAGACCATGACGCGGAACCCCGTGGGGGACAACGAACCGTTCTCGGCCGTCTACTGGTCGGCGATACTCAACGCCCACAACTTTGAAGGGGTCTTGTCCGGTCTCGACCCCTCGTTGGGGACGGGAAGTTGGGACGTGGACTACACGTCCGGCGAAGCGATAGCGGGCGGGTCGCAAGTCACCCCGTCGGCGGGGACGGTCACACACACGGCCGCCGACGGGACGAACACCCGCGTCGATCTGATTACCGTCGATTCGACGGGCACGGTCGCCGTGGTCGAAGGCACCGCGGCCGCCGACCCCCTCGCGCCGGACATACCCGCGGGCGAGACGCTGATAGCCGCGGTTGTCCTTCCCGGCGGGGCGTCGTCTCTTTCGGCGTCGAATATCCACGACTATCGGGTGATTCTCGGCGTCACGGCCTATCCGATAGCCGCCCCGGACATAGCCGCCAACGCCGTGGGCGCCAGCGAATTGGCGAACGACGCCGTGGACACGGCGGCGCTTCAAAACAACTCGGTGACGAGCGCGAAAATCGTAGACGGGACGGTCGCCCCGGCGGACCTTCAAGAGTCGTACTACAATCAGGCGTCGGCGGACAAGCGAGTCCCCTTATACGATCTATCGAACGTTCTCATGCGCTCGTCGCCCGACTTCACCCGAAGTACCGAATACTTCTACAACAACCCGGCGGGCGGCCAACCGGACCAACAAATCACGACCTTTTCGGGGACGAACCTCACGGCGGTCCATCAAATCCGGTGGGAAGCCGAGTTGAAGACACAAGGCGACTTGTCTCGCACCATGACGTTCCAACTCCGAGACGCCGATGGTGAGACGGTCGCCGGACTTACCACGCCCGAATCGGGATCGTATCAGTCGCTATCGACCACGGTCGAAGCTCGGAACCACCGGGGCACGTTGGAGTTGTGGGCGACCGCGGGCATCAACTCAAGTCAAGACGGGTACATCCGGAATCAGGAAATCTATTACAACCAGACCACCGACGAGATACAGTAGCCCCGAACCTACAAGCCCCCTTGTCTCATATCGCCCAACATGAAGGAATCGACGGCCCGGGCGGTCCAAGTTGTGGCAGGGGTCGCGGCGGTAGTGATAATCACCGTCGTCGCTATCGTCACCACGCCTGAGCCGACGACGGAAGTGTGGGCCATGATCGGATCGGCCTTCGCGTTGATCGGTGGTCTACTCGGCGTCCACTACGGCGTCGAAGTCGTCCGAAACGGACACAGGAAGAAGTAAGGGGACTTACGGACCGGCGACGCCGCCGCCGTTCGATCCACCCTCGCGTCGAGTCGATGCTGGCTCAAGCCGGTGGGCGTGGAACGAATACAGCTTCGTCCGGGGACTCGTCTCGACGTTCTTCCGAAGCGTCTCGAAATCCATCGTCCGCCACACCCCACCGAACGCATGGTCCAACGATTCGATATACGCCGCCTCAACCACGTGGTCGGCGTCCGGATCGTACTCGTCCATCTCGCGGATCGGCCAGTCGTACGCGGCCTCGGCGAGCGTCATACCCTCCAAGTCGCTTATCTCATGCTCGTCGGCCCGCTCGTCCGCGTTGACGGCGAGAACGATCAACTTCGGCAGGTCGCCGGGCGACTTGTGGTCGTCCACAAGGTCGATTACCACGTCGCCGACCGAAAGGTACGTCTCGGTCATGTCACGGCCCCCCGGCGAGCGCGTCCAATGCTTTGTCGGCCACGTCGTCGGGCGCCTCGCGGACGAGTTGTTTCATTTCCTCACGCGTCAAGTGTAGCGTGTATTCGGCGTCGCCGGGCGCCGAGTCGCGTTTCGAGACGGCGGCTTCGATAGCCTCCAAGTGGTTGTGCATCGAATCAAGTGAGTTACCCAACCGATCCACGTCGCCTTCGTCGGCAACGTCGGACAAGCGGTCTTGGATATTCGCCATGGCCGTGGCGAGCGCGGACGCTTTCTCACGCGCCGACGGCCCGTCGTCTTCGTCGCTGGCGGGTGGGCGCTCGGCGTTCTTCGCCTCCAACTCGTCCGGTTCGATGGGGTCGTCTTGGTGGGGCCGCTCGCTCACGTACTGTTCGGTAAGGTCCACGCCCGTCTCGGGACCGTCGTACGAGGCATTTCCTTTCTGCGTCCGCACGCGGCCCGTAGACGCGTTTGAGTCGCCGGAGGCTGTATCCCCCTCGGAATCTTCCGCGTCGTCACTCGCGCCGGCCACGGGCGTCACGGGGGCTTGTACGATCCAATCACCGGATGGGTCCGTACACATCCGAAGCGGGGTCCGACCGTTCTCACCATTCCCCACGTCTTCGTCGTCGGGTAGCCGTTCGACGACCACCAAGTCCCCTTGCGAGTAGTCGTTGGGCACGTACAGCGCGGGGATATTCCGCTTGTGGACAAGCCCCGTGTAATCGTCCTTGTAGTCACCCGACGCCGAGCGGGCCAGCGTGACGAACACACCGTACGGTTCGACGTTGTTCACGCGGGCTTCGTACCACCCGCCAACTTCGGTGTTGTCCTTGGTGTCACCCACACTCAACGAGTTGACGGTCATGTCGTCCGGATCGGGGAACGGGTCGTACTCGTCGTCGGCGCCCCCGTCGTCGGGTTCCTCGTCCGGACCGACAAACTCAACGCCGGCGTCGGATAAGAGCGCGGCCGCTCGTTCCTTCCGATCTTGCACCGACCCGCCCGGGTTCCCTTCGCTAATGAGACTCAAGTCGCCGAGATAGTTGTCGATGGTACTCGTACTCACCGAAAGCTGGCGGGACAAATCCTCACGAGACGCGTCGGGGTCGTTGTAAATCGCCCACAAGAGCTTGAAGTGGTTGTCCGATACAACGCCTTTCGCGTCCGTCCGCTCGTTGAGTCGGGCAAGGACTTCTTCGGTTTCCCCAACGTACTCGACAAGGTGCGGGTCCGTGGAAGGGGACTTGCCCGCGTGGTCGGCGTCTTCTTTCGCGGAAATGTGACGCTTGAGCGACCCGAGGTTAGAACGAGTCTCACCACAAATCCCACACCGATATTCGATTTCTTTTGACTTCGCCACGGTGCCAGCATCGGCCGAAATCGTATCGTTGCTTGCAGTCGCCATAGTGCATCGGTGGGTAGGCACTCGGGGCACTTAGTGTTACCGACCACGAAAAACTGAAACGCCGCTATTCGCCGAAGCGGTCCGCCAGCGCCCGCAAATCGTCTTCGGACAAGACCGCTTGTGAGACCTTCGTCCCCGGGTTAGTCTTGACGACGTACCACCCCTCGCCCTCGGGCACGACCACCGCGCCCGACGGAAGGATCATGGTCTCGGTCATGCGCACCTCTTGTGAGCGACGACGCGCTCACTCGGGGTGAACGTCCCACCGACGACCGTCGTCGCCCGTTCGTTCGGGGGGACGCGCCCACCGCACACGCCGCACGGGGGCCACGTCCGTTTCTCGTCCATACACTTCGGGCACCGATCATCGTAGTACGGTTGGTTCGCAAGGTCGAATTTGACCCCACACTCGCGGCACTCGGTCACTTCCATTTCGTGATTGTCTTGGTGTTTCATGGTCACTCGATTTCGATTTCCGTCTCACTTGACCGGACACGCCGGACAAGGGGCCTTGCGACGAGGAACCACACGGGGCCGAGGGCCACCGTGGACAGTCCAACCGTGAACAGCCACATGGCGACCGCCGATCCGGTAGTCCCGTCGTTCGACAGCATGAACATGACGAGGCCGACAAGGGCACTTGCCCCGCCAAGGAACACGGCCGCGGCGGCGTCGGTAATTCCGCTCATAGTTCACCCCCGTCGGCGACGGTCAGGCGGCCGACCGTGATTCCCTTCCGCTCCAAGCGGTCTTCCAAGTAGCGGTTGTACGCCTCGCGGCACGCGTCGGACTGTTTCAGGTGGGACGCCATACAGTGGTGGGCACCTTCGGTCTCGTATTCGATAGACCTTCCGCACACGTTACACTCGGTCGTCCGGACCGCGTAGTGGTCCCCGCCCACCGGCCGGCAGAACCGCTTGACTTGAATCGTCACGCGGTCTCACCCCCGCGGGCCGGGCATACCTGCCCGAAGCGGTCGTGCCCACAGTTTTCGTACGCGTCCGGGTTGGAACACACCTCACACTCGGACGGGTCCGCGCACGCGTCGCAAAACGCGTCGACGTACGCGTCTTGAAGGTCCGCTTTGATCCACCATCGGTCGGTCAAGTCCCCACCGACCTCTTCGATCCGAGCGGCCACCGCCTCGCCAGTCGCGTTGACGAGCGCGACCGTCCCGTGGTCGCTGGCGTTCTCGTACGCGAGCGGCGTCGAGTTGACGCACGCCCGACAAAACTCGTCGGGGGCGTCTTCCCGGGCACGCTCGGTAACGATTTGCTTCCCTCGCGTCATGGCGCTTGAGACGTTGCCCGTGCGGGCGAGAACGCCGTCAAACGCGGATTCACGTTCACTCATGTTGCTCACTTCCCCCGAAGGGGACAACCCACCCGGGAATCGAACCCGGGCAAGACCACTTGGGCTTACTCGACCGTCCACCCGGCGGGCGCCGACGCCCCACCGAACGGCGGTTCAAGAACCGTCGCCGACTCGTCGCACTCCGGACAGTAGAACCGGACACGGACGTTCCCGTGCCGATCCGGTTCCGGCGGCAGTCCGTCGCCGGGCGGCCGCGGTTCCGCGGGGGCGCCGCACGCTTCGTGGATTACGGCGCTCATGCGTCCACCCGTTCAAGTTGAACGAATCGAAGTTCGTTCCTCGGGACGCCGGTCACGTTGCTTACGTGGCCTTTCGCCGTCGCCGCGTTGAAGGATTCGACCACGTACACGGTGTCTTGGAGGTGGTCGGGCGTCTCGACAAGGACGCCGATTTCTCGTTTCATGCGTCCACCGCCCACGAGTCGTCTTCGGTGTCGTGGTCGATCCACACCTCACACACGTCGCACTCGTGCTTGACGACGTGGGGCGGCAGGCACGGGTCCGGGCCGAGCGGGACCAAGACCCCTTGCACACAGTACGGGCACTCGTGGGCGCTCATGCGCCGGCCCTCACGGGTTCTTGGGTCTTCCCACACTCGGGGCACGACGTGACGGCCACGCCCGCCAGCGTGTCGATCCGGACGACGGCCGACCACTCGTGGTCGCACTCGACACACCGAAGCGGTTGGTCGTACGCCGTCTCGAAACGGCTCATGCGTCCACCTCGCCCGCCGCCTCTTGGAGCGGTCGCCACAGTAGGTCTTGGGACCGACCGTAGACGGCGAGCCAACGAAGGAACGTCGGCCCGTATAGCTCGGCCGCGTCGTCGCGCCCGGCAAGGTCGGCCCGGGCGAAGTGCCGGTGGCCGGCGTCGAGAACGTTCACGAAGCGCCCCGAGTCGAGTCGGTTGAGCGCCTTGCGGACGGCGGGTTTGGCGCCGGCGCCGTCCACGTCCATGTGCGCCATGAACATGGCCGGGTCGTAGTTACGCGACAGCGTTCCGTGTTCGAGAACGTCGCCGGATCGAAGGCCGCGGTCTCGGGCCATTAGTGGCTCACCACCGGGTCGTCGGCGCGAAGGCCCACGACGAGGGGCACGTCCGCGTGGACGATCTTGATAGCGACCCGCACGTTGGACGCCGGGTCGAATTTCTCAAGGTCCGAGTCTTCACGCACGTAGTACGCCTTGGGGTTGGTGTTCGATTTCATGGGTTCACTCACTCACGCAAGACCACTTGCGCTTACCCATTAGTAGGCACGCTATCGTTATAAAGGTATCGAAAATGACGAACAAGCCCCCTTGTGGGGCTTAGTCGAACCTATCCCACAACCGCTCCGTGTGTTCCCGCTCACGTTCCCGCTCACGTTCTTGACGCTTCTTGTCCCACTTGTAGACGCGGAACAGTACGAGCGAGAACGCCAACGCGAAGGCGCATAGGATCAACACGGTGATAGCCACCCGAAACGCCATGGCTACGACCCCGCGAGGGCTTCCGTCGTTTCCTCGTTACAGTCGAAGCCCTCAACCTCGTTCGTCCGGGCGTCATACAGATAGTAGCACACGGTTCCGTCCGGCGCCACCACCTCTTTCACCGTCATGTCGTCTTGTCGGGTCTCGGGAGACGCGCCCGCGCACCCCGCGACGAGCGCGACGAGGACGAGCGCGGCGACCGCGGCCCGGGCGTGACGCGTCCGGATCATGGCGACGCCGTGCTATTGGTCGTTTGGTTCCCCGTCACGTCCACCACGGGCGCGGGGGACCCCGTGCCCCGCGGGACGTAGATGGTGTTGCCCTTTTCCAACGCTTCGATCCGACGTTCCTCAAGGAAAATCGGATTCTCACGAAGCGCCTCACCGCGAATCCGAATCACGTCCGCGTCAGCCTCGGCTTCGATCCGCTTGCGCCGGGCCTCCTCGCGTTCGACCGCCACCTCGTTTTGCTTCGTTTCGATCCGAACCCGAGCGTTCTCTTTCTCGGTCAACTCGGCTTGGTAGTCCTGCGGAAGCGTCACCTCACGGATTTGGACGGCTTCGATGGTGATGGGTTCGTCTTCCGCCTCGGCGTCGAGTGAGTCCCGGGCGGCGCCCGCCAGCAACTCACGCCCCCGAGACGTGTAGATTTCCGACGTTTTGATCGACGCCGCCTCGTCCCGAAGCCGCGACCGGACCGACGGGCGCATGAGGCGTTGCTCGACTTGTTCTTCATTGTTCCACTCGCTCACAAACTCATCGGACGCGCCGGCGTCGATTCGGTATCGGACTGTCACGTCGATCCGGTGGGTCGTCCCGTTCACCGATTGAACGACCACCGCGTCCCGGCGGTTGGCCTCGTCACCCTCACCCCGGGTGTCGGCCATGGTGTACGTCCGTGGACGAGTCTCAACGTTTTGGATTGTGACCCACGGCATGACCCAGTGCGGCCCGGGTTCGTGGACGTTTCCGGTCACGGCGCCCAACTCGCGTTCGACGCCCATGTGTCCTTCGGGCACTTGTTCGTAGAATAGTAAGCCGCCAATCGCCGCCAAGACCACGAGGGCGACGAGGGCGACGGCGACCATTATCACCGATACCCCTCGGTTGTCGTTTCGGATTGATGGACTAACCATCGACTACCGAAAGGCAGGCACGCACTAAAACCGTTCCGGAAATCGACGTAGAAGGGGCCTTAATCGGGGCGCCGATCCGGGTGGTCCCGCAACGCCCGAAACAGTCCCCGCAACTCGTCGCGCCGGAACGGACGCCCCGCGTGCCACTCGTGCGTCGAATTGTCCGTCGGGTCGCACATATCCACGAACGGATCGTAGTAGAGATTGGCGAGAGTAATCACCACGTCTTCCCGTAGCTGTTCGATGGACGGCGACGCTGGCGTGTTGTACGCCTTCGGCGGGAACGCGAACGACCCAGTGAGATACCGCATGACGCTGTTCAACGTCGCCTTCGTCAAGTGCGACGACGGGCGTTGCCGACGACCCACGTACGAGGCGATAGCGAGACGGGCGTCCGTCTTCCGCATTTCATCGACTGGCGTCTTGAACGGGGCGGGTCTGACCATGATCGATCACTCGTCGTTAGCCAAGACCCGGATCGTTCCCCCGTCCGATACCGCCAGCGTGTTCGTATCAATCCCCACACTTGAGTAGCATTTCGGACAAGTGGCCTTGTACCGATCCGTGTCGCCTTGGAATACCCATCGGTTCCCACACGACGGGCGCGGGCACTTGAGAACACGCCCCCCGACAGCGAGGCGTCCAAACCCGCGTTCGATGGACTCGCGGTCGGCAGACTGTCCGGCGAGACCGATCCGCGACGCCAGCGATTGAAGCTCCGTCCACGCCATGTCCCGAACCGTGTTCATACGGGGGACCGGAATTTCCTCGTCTACGTCGTCTTCGACAACTTCCATATGCTTGGGTAGGCACCACTACGTAAAAACGTACGGTCCGAAAAACAGTCAACGGAAGGGGACTTACACGTTCCCGTCCCAACCGTCGGGCGGGTCGAAGTAGACTTCGCACTTGAGGCAGTACCACGACTCGTCCACCGTGTTCCCCCACGACCGGCGCGTCCACAACGACGACCCGCACTCGGGGCACGGCGGGTCGTCCAACGTGGACAGTCGTCCGTTACGCATCGTCGTCCGCCCGCGAAAGCGGGACGAGGCGGTAGTACGTCCACTCGTCCGTCCCGTGCTTTTGGAACGCGACGAAGACCCCTTGTTGGTCGTCCGGGTTCAACTCGGGGTGGGCCGTGTCGTACGTCGTCCGCTTGTCCACGTACCGGACGACCGTCGAGTGCGTTGTGTGCATCGTCGCGTTCGACCCGTACTCGTCGGGAATCTTGATCTTGCCGTCGATCACGGGCAAGTCCCCTTCAACGTCGAACGGCGGTTCGTGGTCCGTCATGGTTCGTCGTTGCCGAGACCGAGTTGGTCTTTCAGCGTAGCCGTGCAACGGTCAACCTCCAACTTCCAATCGGCGAACGTCTCGCCGTCGTTCCCATCTGACTCACGGACCGTCTCGACCGTCACCTCACCGCGTTGATCCGGCCCGTCGCCAAGCTGTATCTTCACCTTCCGCCGGACGTACTCGCCGTCCATGTGGTCTTGTTCGCTCATGCGTCGTCACCGTCCACGCCGTCACCGTCTTCCGGGCGGGCGAGGCCGCCGTAGTGGTCCAACGCCGCGAGGAACCCGAGGATAACGTCTTCCACCGTGTCGTCCGCTTGGACGCGAGACGACCGCCGGTTGGTCTCGTCAACGAGTTGGTCCCACAACACGTCGTTCTCGCGGATCGTCTCGGCCGCGTCCGTCACGTCCCGGCACGCGAGCGCGAGTTGTGCGATAGGCGAGTGGGCGAGACGTTCCAACTCGTCGTCGGACAAGCCCCCTTGGTCGCTCATGCGTCGTCACCGTCCCGAACCTCGGGCACCGGCACGTCCGGATCGGACGCAAGCGCGTCGAGTAGGTCGTCCTTCGTCGGGTTCTGTCCAACGTCGAGACCGTGCTTCGACGCCTCACGCCGGAGTAGTTGGAACGACAGTCCCACGTTCTCCCACGCGTCACGACGGCGGGCATACTCCGAGAGACCCATACCGTCGCCCTCGCCGGACTCGTCGTCGCCAGCGTCGTCGGACTCGTGGTCGGGGTGGGCCGGGTCGTCCTTCGTCACCATGTCGCCGATGGTCACGCGGTTGAGTAGCCCGCGCTGTTCGTACTCACGCGCCCACTCGGGGTGCCCGCCGTCCGGGTCTGCCGTGTGAATCGCCCGGGTGAGGTACGTGTACCCGACAATGCCCGGGATAAACTCTTGGTCGTCCCAATCGGCCTTGTCGTCGTCGTCGTTGTCGATCTCGATTTCCTCACCCGAGGCGTCACGCCCCGTCGGAATCGCCCGCGGGTGAATCACGAACAGCCGCGTCCGGAACGGCCGGATCATCGGCGGTTCTTGGTTCCCCGACGTAGGAATCTTCTTGTTCACGCCTTGCGTCTTCGCCTCGCTCACGAACGCCTCGGGGTCCGGGTAGTGGGACTTCCCGACCCACATGAGCAGGTCCATGGCGGTCATGGCCGGCAGGAACGGCGACCCCCGGAAGTCCGGCAGGTCGTCGTCCGACTCGACGCGCTTGAGGTAGTCCAACACCTCACCCTCGGGCAACTCGACGGTCGGCCCGCCGTCGTCACGAACGCGCTCGCGGTGTGCGACCGCCTCGTTCTCGGGCGACTCGTTCACGTGTTGCGTGGCGTCAAGTAGAAACTCGGTCCCGTTGATCCGCTTGAACGTCCGGAAGTGGCCTTCCCGGTACGGAATCGGACGGGAAAACTCGACGAACGTCGGGATTTCACCATCGGCCGATCCGAACGCCGGCACGTCCGCACGGAGGTACGTCGACCCCGAGTCAAGGAATTTGCACCCTCGCTCGTAGTTGGGCACCTCGTCGTAGTGACCCGCCTCTTTCAACGCCGATTCCAAATCCATGCCCTCGTAGTGAGGGCCTTCGTTTTCCACACTCATGGTTTCACACACGCCGAACCTCGGCGCGTACACTACCCTACGATGGGTAGGCACATAAAGGCGTCGGTCGAAGAAGGGGGCTTGCTCAATGGACTCGCAGAAACCCGAGTGGAAACATAAACGCCACGACAATAGCCGCCACAACGCCAGCTTGAACCTCGTGTCCAACCGAATATATTGTCCACACAATCGTCGCATGAAGCGCGACGACGGCCCAATACGGCGGTGAGAAAAACATACGACGCACCTCACTCACCCCCGTCAATCAACGCCGGATCGACCCGATTTGGCACCGACGACCCGGCTATGTAGTCTTGCTCAACCGCCCACGCCCACACGTTCGCCACGAACGCGTCGTCCCGCTTCCACCGACGACGCACCTCGGCGCATTGAATCGACGCTTGCGGCACGTCTTCGATCCGCCACACGTATTCCATGGCGAGTAGGTGACACGTGTTCCCCGCCGCCTTGCACCGGAAACAATAGAACACCGTCGGGTCGTCCGGATAGACCTTGAAATTCTCGCCCGTCGAAGAACCATGCACCGGGTGGGAGTGCTTGACCCCCGGCGTACAATCGCACAACTCGGTGATCGGCGTGTTGTATAAGGGGCCTTCCGGACCATCGCCGTCCGCATACTCGCGCTCACTCGGCGGTTCCGGCAACTCGCCCCCATGCTCGTCCCACAACTCGTCCAAGGCCCCTTGTGCGTCCACCGGTTCCGTCGGCGTCCCATCGAGATGATCGAACGACATGGTGACGTACTGTTTCCGCTCATACATTTCGATGCCCTTCGTCCGCACGTTCGACGGCAACTCACCACGGACTATCACGTGGACGCCTGTGCCGCTCGGAGAGACTTCTGCGTACCCACCAAGGGTATCCATTGTCTCACGGGCGAAATCCGTTAGCGCGCCATTCTCGGCGTCTCGACAGTCGTCCAAGTCAACGGCCACATACGGATCGGCGTCGGTGAGATAAAACCCCGGGGCGATAGCGTCCGGCGTGCCCGCCAGCTTCGACTCCCACTCCAAGACCGTCCGAACGGACGTTTGATTGAAGAACGCCGCGGCGTTGGCCGGGGACACGTCACCCGTCGTCCACGGCGCCACCGGCTTCTTATCCGACTTCCGCCGAGCGACCCATTGATCGTACTCGAAAAGCTCGGTCGCCACGTCCGGCAACGACACGGCGTAGTCGTCGGCCGAATGATCCGTGAACACCTCACCACACGACACACACACGTGCGTCGAACCCGTCGCCTCGGCCGCGTCCAGCGCGTCACGAAGCTCTTGGCTTTTCGTCGGGAACACCCGTTCCGCCTCACGAAGCGAGACGACCCGATCCAACCCACACTCGGGGTGCGGGCACGTCCGAAGGTTCGGCATCGGCGACAACGGCCCCGTCATTTCCTCGGGCGAGTTGCGGACCATGACCGCGTTATGGCCCACCTCGTCTTCGACGTGTTCGACCCGCCCCTTGATCGTGGACTCGGCCACGTCCAAGCGCGACGCCGCGCCAGCGAAGGAATACCCCACTTCGATGGTCGCCACCGTCTCGGCCACGTCGTGCCGGAACGAGTGGTGCGCCTTCAACTCTTGCGTGCGTTTCTCGATCAATCGGTCTTCGTCCATGTTATCGGTTGTCATAGTTGTCAATCGGAAGGGACTGTTTGATACCGCCCACGTCCACCACGTACAAGTCCCCTTGCGTACGAGTGGCGCCCACGTACCACACGCGAGCTTCTTCGCCCTCGGGATACGGCCCATCGGACACCGCCGCCCGAGTCGTCGCGGTGAACAAGAACACCACGTCCGCCTCAAGCCCCTTCGACCCGTGAATCGTCGTCACGTAATGATCCGGGTCGTCCATCACCTCGGCGCCCCGAGACGCCCACGTCCGCTCCAACCGTTCGTTGATCGACTCGGCGAACACCGACTTGTTCAACGGACCGTCCCCGTTCAACATAGCCATTGGATTCGACGCCGTAGCTATTTCCGACAACCCCCGAAGCTCAATCACGTCCGTCAACTCACCATCGAACGAATCGAACCCCGGGAAGTCCCCTTTCGGCACACGCCACAACGACCCATCGACCGACTCGGCTATCATGTCCTTGTCCGTCGACCCCAACGACTCAAACGTCGGCGTCGAACCGAACGAGTGCGAATCAAACACGCCAGCGAGACGAGCGAACGCATTGTAGAAGGCCACTTGCTTGTCCGTCCACCGCTTCCCCGACTTCGACGCGAACGGAATCCCCGCGTCTTCCAACACGTCCGCCGCCATGGACATGGACTTGTTCACCCGGAACAAGTGGAACGTCGAATCGGCTTCATGCTCGGCCACCGCCTCGGCGTACTCGTCCAACGACGACAAGAGGAACACACCCCCATCGTCTTCTTCGCCCTCAACGACCGGCGGGTCGTGACCCCCGACCGTGAGAACCCGCCGAGCCTCGGTCGTCACCCGATCCGGGTTCCGATACGAGTGCGACAAGACCCGCGTCTCACTCGCCCGGTCCAAGGCCCCTTGCATGAACTTCGGGTCCGTGCCCATGTACGAGTAGATGGACTGATCCGGGTCGCCAGCGACGTACACCCGCTTCGCCCGGCGTGCCCATTGATTGTGAACCGCCACCATCAACGGCGTCTTGTCCTGAAACTCGTCTTCGATCAACACGTCGCACGGCGGCGATAGGTTCTCGTCCACCACCATGAGAAACATATCCTCAAAGTCCACAAGGCCCCTTGCCCGCTTGTACGCACACCACGCCCGATTGAACGTCCGCAAGTCCAACGCCGACGGATAATCCACCCGCGACCCCGGACGCCCGGCGTCCAACACGCCCGGCGGGGCCACCGTCGCCCACACCTCAAACGCCGCGCCCGTCGTCTTGATTACTTGAAGTAAATCAAACAGCTTATCGCCCAACGCGTCGTCTTCCGACACTTGCGGCGTCCGGCGCTTCGAGAACGGCGAGTCCGGGTCCAACTCGCCCTCGTAGGACTTGGAGAACGGAACGCCCCGCCCGAACGTCCGGCAGAAATCCGCCCGATGCTTGTCCGTCACCACGTCCACGTCCCGCGCCTCACCCAGTAGCCGAAGACACACGGCGTGCGTCGTCCCCAACCACGGCGACGACCCACCCGTCCGCTCGGCCACCGCCTCGGCCAACGCCCGCGCCATGTCCGTCCGGAACGACGTAGCACACACGTCCTTCGGGTCCGTCCCGCGCCCCATCTCGTCTTCGACCACTTGTTGAAGCGTGTACGTCTTCCCCGTCCCCGGCGGACCGTGAACAGCCAACTCGGGGTTCGACGTGACGGCCAACGGCACCGACGACCGCACCGACTCGTACAACGACTCGCCCGCCTCGGGGTCCATGCCGTCGAACAAGTTGTGCCGATCCAACGACGACCACGCGACACGACTCATAGCATATCGGCCCCCGCGTCCACGTTCTCGGGGTAGAACAAGCCCGCCTCGGTGAGCGCGTCCGCGTCAAACTCAACGACTCGGGAGTGGTGGTCCCGGGGGAAGTGTTCGTCCGACCCGCCCGGTTCAAACGCATGGCGCCTCGCCAGCCCACGCCCCACCAATATGGACATGACCGCTTGTTCGATAGCGTTGTCCACACGCGACGCCGCCGTCGAAATGGTATCGAAATCGAGATACACCACGCCGTCGTCGGGCGCATACAGTCGGTAGCCTTGGTCCCGATACGTCTCCCACGTCTCGTAATCCGACGTGGCGCCCGAGTTTTTGATCGTATGTTTCACCGACTCGACAACCGAGTGTTCCGGGCGCTCGGGCGCCTCGGTGACGACCGAAAACGTCCCCTTGTCCCGCGCTTGGTCGATCCAACGATCCGTCATGTCCTTCCACCCACCCGACGAATCGGGCAAGTCCACATCTACGTTGTGAGCGTCCGCCCACGCCGACACCGCGTCCCGGGCGTCCGTCCGACCGAACCGCAACGACCCGTACTCTTTTCGCCAGCCAAACACCACGTCGCCCACCCACCCCGTCACGCGCATTTCCGCCGGTTCCTCGGCGGACTCGGGTTGGATCACCGTCACCGACTCAATGTCGAATTTGTCCGCTTGGGCTTCGTTTTTGATCGACTCCAACTCGTCACGCAACGCCGTCTTCGTCAACGGCGTGTTATCGGCCACAAGCCCCACCACAGCGTCTTCTTCGATGGGCGTCGGGTCACACCGGGCGAGCGCGTCGATAGCGTTCAAGCCCGGTTGAATCGCCGCACGTTTCGATTGTGAGAGAATCGCTTGGACATACGGTTCCACTTCGTCGGGATATGGCATATCGTCGTTCATGTGTTTCGTTCCTAACCGAAGCGTTGAAGCCTCTCCGGGTTGTAGAAGGGAACACGTTACCGGACCCTTCTACGGACGGCCGTTCGCTCGGTAGCTCATAGCTTCGGCGCCCGGGGCGATAAAGGTTCGTGTTCGTGCCTACCCATGTCCGCGACGACGGGAGTGACGACGGTGTTACACCCCGGGGTGAACGGCCGGTCCCTACTTCTAACGTTACGCGTGAAGGGAGAGCCAGCATGAACCAGCAACAATTGCCGATTGATCCTCTCTCTCCCTCGCGCGTGACGCGATATGTATTGGAGAACGCCCGACGGCGTGGACTTCGGGGGGTCCGCAGAATCGGCAGGCTTTTATACAAGTTACCGCCGAGCTTGGTGAAAGTAGTCCCGTCCGTCGATTAAGCGGGGTGAAAGTGAAAAGGTGTCAACGCCCCGAGTCGTCACGGTACGCACGGCGCCAGCGTCGTCGGTACAAACGTTCAAGTCAATCCGGCACATTCGTTCACCCGGGCGTCCCGAACCAAAGGCACCAACCCACAACCCACACTCACGTCACCACACGTGACGCCCCGGATCGGTACGCCATGTGACGGGTTCGCTTGCGTTGCTACACACCGGGCGGGGACACCGGACCCACGGTTTCCGGCGCAACGGCGCTTCCCATTTCCTCGCCCGATTCCCCCGAACGGCTAAGGCTTTTCAGCACCAACCCGGCGCCATGGACCGCGAGACACTTGTCGAACGACTGTCCGCCGACGTGGACGGCGTGGGCGAAGCGCGAGCGAACGAAATCGTAGATGTACTCGCCGAGCTTCAAGACAGCGAAGACACGGCGTCAACCGAAATGATCCGAGGGGCCTTGGACGACATAGAATCGACCGTCGTCGCCCTCGGCGCCACCGGCAAAAGCGACCGTGCCCGGGCCGACCGGATTCGTGAGACCGTGAAAGACCTTCGCGTCCTACTCAACGTGAGCAAGTAGCCATGCCCGACAACGACGACGACGGAGTGTGCGGCGAACCCAACAAGACCGGCGGGGCGTGTAAGAATCCGGTCGTAAACGACGACGGGTCGTGTTGGATTCCGTCGCACGGCCCCGACGAGGCGGAACGTCCCGATCCGGGGCGTCCGACGAAGCTCAACCCGGAACGGCAAGAGGCGGTCGCTTCGTATCTTGAACAAGGGTACTCGGCGAAGGTGGCGGCGGTCAAGGGAGGTATCAGCGAGGATTGTTTCTATCGCTGGCGCCGCCGTGGGAAGGCCGCGGCCGACGCTGACGAACAAGGCCCCTTCCGCGACTTCTACGAGAGAACAGAGCGTGCGAAGGCCGAAGGCGAGAAAAGGTGGACACAACGGGCATTTGAGTCGGCGATAGACAACGAATCGTTCGGAGCGTGCATGGAAATCCTACGAAAGCGGTATCCCGAGTCGTGGACGAGTGCCGCCCACGAAGACGACGAGGGCACGCGCCTTCGGGTCATGCTATCGAACGAAGACGCCCCGGACGGCGCCGGCAAGGAATATACGATGGAACCCGAGACCGATGGTTAGCGACTCGTACCCCGACGATATGCCGGGGTCGGTGAAGCTCCAACTTCGACAAGATGTGGCGCTGTACGGTGTCTCGTACGTCGAATTAACCGACGAGGGATACCGACGGATCGACCCCACGTCGCTGTTCAAGATAGAAAAATAGCGAGTAAGTACCCATGCCAGCGCCACCCGAACACAAGCGGCGGACGGACGTGTTGAGCGAAGAGTATCACGACCGGAAAGTCACCATCGACTTCTACACGAATAGCGCAATTCGGATTTACCGGGGCGACGAGGACGACGACGAGCAAAACGTGTGGTTGGACAATCTCGAAAAGCGTGAGCTACTGCGCGTCCTCAACGACGAGTTGGGCGAGTAAGGCCCCTTACACGACCGAAGGTGTTATGTCCGCGCGGCGCCTATGTTTGGGTAGGCACGGGAAGTGCCTATCGAACCATGACCGACTCGCCCACCTGCAAAGGCTGTGGGGCATCGGACGCGTTCGTCACCCGCGAAGACGCGGGCGGCGAATACGAAATGTGCGCCGAGTGTGGTCGGCGTAACGACGGACTCGGGCGTCTCCAAGACCGGATCGGGCTTCGGTTCTAACGCCCGTCCGCCCACCTGTTTTTTCGAGAACGATTAAGACCCCGCCAGCCGTAGGCATTTCATGGACCGCGAACCGGGGGTCATGCTGTGGACGGCCGAGGCGTGGACACAAGACGAAGAATCGTACGAGGCGTGGGTGGCCGAGTACGGCGACCACCACGGCGTCGGGGCGACACGCGCGGAAGCCCTCTTGTCGCTATCCCGCTCACTCGGCGACGACGAAGTGGGCTTGGGCGAAATCCCGATCCACGGAGGTATCGACACGGACGCCGGGCGTGAGACCGAAGACGCGACGGACGTTATCGACCGGCACCACGACCGACTCGTCAACGACGAGGGCAACGACCGACGGACCGAACACCTCGCCGATCAACTGCGCTACAACCCGACCGCTCGCTTGGACATTGACGATGCCGATTCGTTGATGGGCATCAACCGGGCGTTGATCGACCGCCGCATGGGCGGGTCGTTCGACGTGGACTTGAGCGGCGAAGACGAAGACGCGCAAGACGACTTGCGCGACGCGTTGATCCAAGCGTTCCTCGCCACGCCGCGACCGGACCACCGCGAGTCCATGTGCCCCGAGTGCGGGGCTATCAACGGCCGCGTGGCGAATTGGGCCGAGGTGACAGACATTTGCGGGTCGTGTGGCCACGAGTACGTCGTCCGATGAAAGAGTACGTGTGCCGGGAGTGTGGGTGCCTCACGGTCGAATCGTTCGTCACGCCGTCGTCCAACCGGACCGTGTGTCATAACTGTGGGGCGTCCGTACGGCCGGGCAAGAGCTAACAAGTCCCCATGTCCACCGCGGCCGAGCTTCAACCGACCGATCCGCGCTTCGACGTTGAGCAACGCGAGAAAGAGCTAAAGCCGTGGTACGATCCGGACACGGGCTTTTCCCAAGAACCCTTCTTGGCCGCACCCGAGGGCTTCGACACTCCGTTCGTGGTGGACGGGACGACGCACTTCCACGGCTTCGTCTCGGGTATCGGCGCAGGCAAGACCACGGCCGGAATCATCCGCGCCGTCGCCAACGCCGAGTTGTGGAACCCGGGCGAGACGGGCATGATCGTCGCGCCCACGGTCCCCCACCTCAAGAACGTCATACTCCCCGAGATGCGCAAATGGGGACTTCTTGACCACGTTCGATACGAGGGCAAGGGGTCGGACGAACCCGGGCTACACTTCCCGTCGGGCGCCCGGGTAATCCTTGAGTCGGCCGACAACGACCGGAAGATTGAGCGGCTACGCGGCCCGTCGATTTCGTGGTTCTGGATTGACGAGGCGGCGTACCTGCCGTTCAAGGTGTGGAAGATTCTCACCGGTCGGCTTCGGACGGGCGAGTACCGAAACGGGTTCATCACGACCACGCCGCGGGGCAAGAATTGGGTGTACCGCCGGTTCTACACGCATGAGACGGCCGACGGTATCACGGTCGAAGGCCCGCCGGGCGACGTGAATCTCGTCTACGGCGTGCCGTCCACGTCGAACCCGCACTTGCCGGACGACTATTCGGACGTGACTTCGGACTTGAAGGGGCACGAGCGGAAGCAAGAGGTCTTGGGACTGTTCGTCCAGCCCGAAGGTCTCGTCTATCCGTGGTTCGATCCGAGTGAGGCGGGCGAGTATATTGTGGACAAGGCCCCTTCCAACCCGGGCCGAATCCTGTACGGTGTGGACTGGGGGGTGCGGAATCCGTCGGCGATTCTCGCTATCGTCGTCTCGCGGACGGGCGAAATCGTCGTGGCCGAGGAGTTTTACGAATCCCGCTTGACGACGCAAGACTTGATCGGGGTCGCCGATGAAATGGTGGGCCGTTGGGGGCCGGGCACGTTCTATTGTGACCCGGCGGAACCGGATCGGATTGAGGAGTTTTGCCGAGCGGGGCTTGACGCGGTGAAAGCGGACAACGAAATCCAAGCGGGCGTCTCGACGGTCGCCAGCCACCAAGACGACTTGTACGTCCGGTCGTCGTGCCAAGCTCTTATCAACGAGTTTTCGTCGTATCGCTACCCGGACGAGAACGAGGATAAGAACGACGACGAAGACCCGGTGGACGCGAACAACCACGCTCTTGACGCGCTTCGGTACGCTCTACATACGGGCTTGGACGGGGGTCACAACATCGGCGTTACGTCGGGGGATATGTTCGATCTATGAGCGACATTTCGATTCTCCCCGACGCGTGGGAGTGCCCGGACTGTGAGCGTGAGTGCTATCCGGTCGTCACGTACGATCCGGAGATGCGTGAGCGGGTGGACGCGTGGAAGTGCCCTTCTTGCGGTGGGCGGTTTTACCGTGACGACGAGGGGACGGGCGTCTCGCTTCGGGGTGTTGCTCGGCGCCTCGGCCGGTGGGCGCGTGGACGCTAAGGACTAAGGCCCCTTGCGTGGAAGGGGATTGTATGACTGTCGATCCGAACGAGGCGGTGGCCGCGCTTGAGGCGGAGTTGTCGTCCGGTCCCCGGTCGGTCGGGACCGGTCCGGGTGCGTCCGGCGTGACGCGCGACGTGAGCTTTCCGTCCTTTTCGACCCGTGTGGATGAACGAGTGGTAGCCAACCTCGGCCCGGTAGTCGTGGTCGAAGTTGAGTTGGACATGGACGTGGCGACGTACCGATTCATGAACGACCCGGACAACCCGGATCAGCGTTCACCCGGGGAAGCGGTCTTGGACGCCATGGAATTGGTGGGGATTCGGCGCCCGGACGGGACGCCCGACCTTGGCGTCCAACTCGGCGTCGGCATGGACCGCGACCGCGTTATCGTCCAAGGGTACATACCGACAGAGGAGACGGTCGCTACCGACGGCGGTCTCGCCATGGTCGGCGCCGAGACGGTGCTTATCGCCCTCGGGGCGGTCGGGCCGTTCGTGGGCATGGCCCGCGTTCTCACCGACTTGGGCGAGGAGTATACGATCAAAAACAATCTCGACACGGCGACGTTCGACGTGGGAATCTACGACGACGCATCGGCGGGCGCGACCGGGGACGCGGTGAGCGACACAAGTGACCTTGCGGCGCTCACTACCGAACCGTCGGACGGCAACTACGCCCGTCAATCCGAGGCGGTGAGTGCGTCGGACCTTTCGGGGAATTGGGGCGTGGACACGGACACGGACACGGTGTTCGACTTGACGAACACGACCGGGGCGGCGGATTCGTGGTTTGTTGAAGTGAATTTCACGGCAGTCGATACGAGCGACGGGGCGGGCACCGACCACCTCCTTTGCACGGGGGCGCTATCGCAAGAGTACGACTTGTCGTCGCTCACGCAACTCACTATTTCGAGTGGCGGGGTCGGGTGGACTGTCAACTAAGCCGCCATGTCCGCCGGAACCATCTACGACCGGTGGTTCATCTCCCCCGTCGCCGAGTACCAAGAGGCGGACGAGTCCGGCGAGACGGTCACGTACAAGGCGCCGAAGTACCACGACACCGAGGGGATAATCGGATATTCGGGCGTGACTATTTCGCCCGCCACCGTGTCCGACCACTACCCGACCCTCGTTCAAGTGTACCCGGACGTTTCGGAGTGGTTTATCGTCCGTATGCACGGCGAAGGAATCAGCGGGTGGGGCGCCATCAACGCCATCCATAACTATCAGGACACACGGACGCTGGCGGACCACGCCGACGATGTGGCCCCCGTCTTGAACAGCCATTTCCCCCGGCTTGAGTGGAGTGGCGAAAAGTGGGCTGATTCGATTAAATCATGGGTACAATAGACGACTTCGAGGCCGGGTCAATTGACTCGGGGTATGAAGATACATCAAACGTCTCACTCGACACGTCCCCCGTTTACAGCGGTTCACAGTCCCTCGCTATCAGTGATGGGTACTTGTGTGACAACGACGCGTCTATCTTCGCGTTCGGGACGGACAGTGAAATCTCGTTCTATTTGCAAATCTCCGGGTATGACGACGCGAAATTCTTTTTCGGAACGGACGGAACGACCAGCATCACCGGGACCGGCCCGTATCCAGACAACGGGTTCGTGGTTTCGGTGGGCCGATTCAACGGCATGAGGATGAGCCGATACGATTCCAATTCCCTCACGACCATAGCGTCCAATTCGAGTTACGACATAAACACATCGACTTGGTATAAGGGGATTCTGTCGTGGTCGTCCGGTGGGACGATTACGTGGCGCGTCGAAGAAACGGACGGGACGTTGGTCGGTGAAATTTCAGCAACCGACACGACGCACACGGGCGACGGGTGGGGACCGGCGTGTTCCGGCGGCGCGAATTTCGACCTTATCGAATCGCCGGACACGGCGTCATCCGCGACCGACGCGGGGTCGGTCACGTCCGCGTCGGCCTCTCCAATAACGGCCACGGAATCGGCGTTGCTCGCCGTCGATGAACCCGCACCCGCGTCGGTCGCGGGCAACGGGTCAACGTATTACAACACGCCAAATTCGACGGAAATCAACGACGGGTCGTTTCCGAACCGGACGCTCATGACGTGGATTCGGCACCCGTCGCCGGGGTCGGCTACGAACGAAATCGCGTATGAAGAAGGTGGCGGCACCAACGCCATGTCCTTCTACGTTGACGAAGGGGACTTGGTGGGCGCGTGTTTCGTCACGGGCGGCGACGCGTCGGACCAATTCACGACGTACTTGCGTGAGCCGATCAACGCGGGCGAGTGGGTCCACGCCGCGCTCACGCTCGACGGCCCGGTCGGGAGTGTCGATCCGAGCGGGACGAAGCTATACATCAACGGAGAGTTGGTGGCGTCGGGCGACGGCGCCGAGCTTAACAGTCACACGGGCGATATTGAGTTGCTTGGTGGGACGATCCGTCTCGACACCGGATCGACGGGCGGGAGTAGGTTCACCGGCGACGTGGACGTACTGTCGATCCACAACGCGACGCTCACGCAAAGTGAGATAGAAGACGCCATGTACGGCGCCGTCCCCGGGACGGGAAAGGTGGCAGAGTGGCGCATGGACGACGCTGGCGAAGACACGCTTGACGACGCGACCACGGACCACGACTTTACGCTCGGTGGGGGGACGGCGGCGAGTGCGGCCCCCTCGCCGGGGTCGTATCTCACGGCCCGGTCGTCGCCTATCACTTCGACCGAGACGACGGCGGCGGGGACCGTGGACTCGGGCACGGCCACGGCCGCCTCGGCGAGTCCGCTCACTTCGACTGAAACAGCGACGGCGACCGAAGCGGGCGCAACGGTCCAAGCATCGGCGAGTCCGCTCACTTCGACTGAAACAGCGACGGCGACCGAGGCGGGGACGGTCACGGCCGCCTCGGCAAGTCCCCTTACGTCAACCGAGACGGGGACGGCGACCGAGGCGGGGACGGCCACGGCCGCCTCGGCGAGTCCGCTCACTTCGACTGAAACAGCGACGGCGACCGAGGCGGGGACGGTGACGACGGCGGTGGTGAGTCCGCTCACTTCGACCGAGACGACGACGACGGGGACCACGGTAACGGACTCGGGCGCGGCCACGGCCGCCTCGGCGAGTCCGCTCACGTCAACCGAGACGGGGACGGCGACCGAGGCGGGGACGGTGACGGCGGCGGCGGCAAGTCCCCTTGCGTCCACCGAGTCGCCCGAGAACGTTCGGACGGACGCGGGATCGACGGTCCAAGCATCGGCGAGTCCGCTCACTTCGACGGAAACGCCCGTGGCGGTGGACGCTGGCGGGGTGTTCGCCGCCTCGGCGTCGCCGCTTGTGAGCGCGGAAGTCCCGGTGGCGGTGGACGTGGGCGTTGTGACGGTGGCCGTGGCGAGTCCGCTCACTTCGACCGAGACGCCGACATACGTTGGTGTGCCGATTCTCGATACGGGCACGCTGGCGGGGTCGTACGAGGCGGACGGCGAGTTGTCGGGGTCGTATCCGGACGGCGAGTTGTCGGGGTCGTGGGAGAAAGACCAAGACCTTGACGGTTCAACGGACGAGTAAGTACCCATGGTGGAAGTAAATCAGGACATTTCGATCACGGCGGGGGACGACTTTGAACGCGTGTTCACGGTCACCGAGGGTGGGTCGGCGAAGGACTTGACGGGTGCGACGCCGCGGTGGGTGGCCGCCCGGTCGTCGGGTGGTACGGCGATTATTTCGTCGGACGATTCGGACGTGTCGGCGTCGGTGACGGCGGCGGCGTCCGGTGAGGTGACGCTGACGGTTGACGATACGGCAACGGTGGACTTGTCCGGTGATTACGTCCATGAGTTGGAAATCGAGTCGGCGCCGGGTGAGGTGGTAACGGTGTCTCGGGGCGTCTTGAGCGTGGACGAAAACACCGCGTGACGAGGGCGAACGACTAAGGGGGCTTGCGGGCAACAAGGCCCTATGGACGAAACGGACGAACGAATCATCGACGCCGCGAAGTCGTGGGTCAAGCGGCGACTGTCGCCGGGCACGTCTACCTTCGTCCACGGCGGGGGAAACGATAGCGACAGTCGGTCGTACCACGACCCGCACGAACGCTCAACGCAACGCTTGGAGGAGTTTGAGTCGATCTACGAACGCGGTGGCCCCGTCGCGTCGTTGATCGACACGCGGGCGCTCATGGCCTTCGGGACGGGCGCCGAGTTTACGTCCGACGAAGACGAGCGATACCAAGCCGCCCGAGACGGCGAGGTACAGACCGTAAGCGAGTGGCTCAACGCCCAATTCGACAATCTCGACAACCTCTTGGTGGACATAGGCAAGGACGCGTACATCTACGGGGACTCGCTCGGCGAGATTGTCGAGACGCGGGCGGGCCAATTCTCCCACGTGTGCCTCGTCAACCCAAAGACGATGAAACCGTTTTGGGACGACCACGGTCGAATCCATCGGTGGGTCCAAGAAATCACGAAGCCCGACGGCGACGAAATCACCCGCCCGTTCCACGCCGACGAAATCCCGCACTTCAAGCTCAAGTCCGTCGGCAGAAGTCCCCTTGGCATCTCGCTGATCGAACAAAACTACGACGAAATCAAGCGGTTCGCCCGGAACCAAGAGGCTATCGAGAACGCCATGCGGCTACACGGATTCCCGAAATACCACATCAAGGTTGGCCGCGAGGGCGCCGGGCAAGTCCCCGACGGCGACCTTCGGCGGGTCCGGGCGCGGTTCCGCAACTTCAACGAGAAAACGAATTGGACCACCGGGCGAGACATAGAAATCGACACGGTGGACACGACGAAAACCGAGTTTGAAGGTCTCGCGGAACACGACCTGATGATCCTCGCGGCGGGCTTCGGTGTGCCCGAAGAAATGGCCGGACTCGGGCGCGGGTCCACCGAGGCGACGGCCAAGGTTAGGCTTCAATCGTTCGAGCGGAACGCCCGCGCCGAGCAACGGAAGCTGGCGGATCAATTTATCGAACAAATCGTCCGTCCGGTGTTGGATCGGTATTCGCCGTTCCCGCGGGACGTGGACGTGTCGCTTGAGTTTGGCGACGTGGTGTCGGACCAAACCGCGACCGCCGAGTGGTTGTCCATCTTCAAGGAATACTACACGCCCGACGAGGTGCGCGAAAAGATGGGCGACGGCCCGGCCCCGGAAGACGAGGAGTTGGGACCGCCCGGCGGTGCCGAACAAGGGGGCATGGGCGGCGGATTCACGTCGTTCGGCACGGCGCCCGGTGGTCCCGAGACGGGCGGCACCGACGGTGAGGCGACGCCGAGCGAGGCCGTGACCGACCGCGAGCGTGAGGTGGACGCCCGACTGTCGGCCCCGCCGGACGAACGGCGTGACCGGCGGAAGAACGAAGAAGTCCCCGAGTGGGTCAAGCGGGGTGAGGTTCGACGGGACGGTGGGTGGTAATGCGCTATTTCCTCGGAGACGACGAGGACGCCCACGAGACGCGCCGCGTGGAGTACGAACGTGGTAAGCCCTTCGTGGAAATGAAATCGCTCACGGAGCGCGTGAGGCGCTTACAAGAGGTTCCACCGAACGCCGAGTCCATTTCCGGCCCGGCCGAGGCCCCGCCGGGCGCCGAGGTGGTGCAAGGCCCCCGCGGTGGGTGGTACTACGTCCCGGGCGCCGGTGGCGAGGCGACGGAAGACGAGTCTCGCCGGTCCGACCGCATGGACGCGATAGACCGGCAAGACGACTTGTGGGCTACCATCGAAGCTCAACTTGAAGACGGCGCGAGTCACGTATCGGTGTGGGGCGCCATTAACCACGCCGACCCCGATCCGGATCGGATAAGCCTACACCAACAACGGAAAATCCAAGGGCGGTACGAGGAGTGGTTGGAGCGGCTTGTCGAACGGTCCTCAACCGCCGAGAAACCGTTGGACCTTGGACCGGAACAATGGGTCAACGCACTCGTCAAGGCCACACGGGACATTGTACGTCCGATAGACGACGTAAATCACTTCTTGGAAGCGGTGTCCGACGAGCTATTCGCCCGCGGCTACGAGGCACCGGGTGAGGGTGGCCGGTCGGACGAACCACCGTTGGACGAGACGCCCGCACCCGAGGAACCGGAAGAAGAACAAGACCCCTTGGCCCCGCCGGAGGACGCGGACGTTCTCATACCGGCCCGGGTTATTCCCGATCATATCCCGGCGGCCGAAGTCGAACGCGTGGCACGCGACCTTCGGTTCGATTGGCGGTGGCCCAACTTCCGCGATTCGGACGTGAAACAGCGAGTGTCGGAAGCGTTGGCCGTCGCCGTGATGGGGATAGCCGACCGGGACGTGCAAGACGCCGTGCTTGAGAATATCCGGGCGGTCAACTACATGAGTCCCATGCGGACCGTACTGTCGGGCGTCGGTGGGTCGTGTTCCCGGGCGGCGGCGGACGTGCCGCGGTTGGGACTGAAAGAGAACGACGTACTGTTCCAACTCAACGCCATGTCCGTGTCGGACGACCAAATGAACGTCTACAATCACGAAATGGCCCACGCCGTCCACATGGTCTACGGGTTTTCCCAAGACCACGAACGGGCACAAGTGGACTCGGACGTATTCGGCCCGGAACCGTCGATTACGTTCCTCGCGGACCCCGAGGTGTACCACCTCACGCTTCAATACCCCGGACCGCGGCCGGTGCCCGAGTCGGTCATGACGCTCATGCGTGAGACCAACGACGCGTTCGACCGGGTGTATGACGTGGCCCAAGAGGGTGGTCCGTTCCAAGAGTACGACATGAGTCGGGCGTATTCGACCATCAACGGCGCCGAAATGCTCGCTGGCGCACATGAGTCCTTGTCCAATCTCAACGAAGACCGAGTGCGCGTCGCCGTGGCGAAAATCGAAGAACACCACCCGAATTTCATCGACGCGTACGCCGACGTGTTCGGTCTCACGCCGTTGGCCGAACAAGTCTTGAGCGAGTACCGAGAACAGTACGGCAACGAGACGCCCGAGGGGGACACCGCATGACGCAACTCACGATCATCGAAGACGGCGACGAGGTGGGCGTGGTACGGATCGAAAACAACCGCCTCGTCACGACGTACGAGGGCGACAACCCGTGGATCGGATCGGCTATCGGCGAGGCACAAGGGCACTTGGAAATGCGTGGGTCGGACTTCGGCGAGACCGAGGATATGGTCGGGCCGATGGAAGAACTAATCCAAGTCCCGCCCGAGACGCAATTGTCCCGTCTTGAGGCGTCGCTGGCGGCACTACCGAACGTCGAAACCCGTCGTGACGGTGGTAGGGGCGACGGTGACGACAGGGAAATGCAAAGTGGCGTCCCCGACGGGGCTATCAACATACCTGATCCGAGCGCGGCACCGCCCGGCGCCGAGGTGGTGCAAGGCCCCCGCGGCGGATGGTACTACGTTCCGTCGAAGGCGGACACGGGCGAGGCGGGCGAGTCCGGGGCGTACGAGGAACCGAAGGACGCCGCCGAAGACTTCGCCGACATGATCCGCGACGCCATGGCCGACGTGGGCGACGGTGGGTCGGTCAAAGAGGTAGCCCGCATGAAACGAGGGGACGCCGTGGTCGAATTTTACCCACCCGACCAAGACACCTTGTACCCGTCGGCCGTCTACGTGGACGAGACGGGCGAAATCGCCGAGGCGACGATCCGCCTCGGGCCGCTCGGTGAGCGTCAAGCGGTGGACGACTCGCGTGAGTTTGAGCTTGAGGGCGAGTGGGCGGACACCGTGTTGGAAGCGGCGTCCGACGCGGGCATCATGCACGCCATGGACGACGCGATATTCGACCTTGGCGACGCGTGGGTGAGCGACACGCTCCGCCCGCACGTCCGCTTCAACGAGGCCCCGGGCGTCACCATGGATGAAATGGCCGAGTTTGTCGGGGCGCTCACTCGGCGTTTCGAGAACCGCTTTGGGGACTTCATGGACCGGGCGTCCGGCCCGGACTTCGGCCGCGAGAACGCCGCCATGACGTTCACGGTGGGGACGGTCTCGCCGATGTTCCGGCGCCGAGTGGGCGGCCGGAAGCTCCAATCGTCCGTCCCCGACGGGGCTATCAATATCCCGAACCCGACCGACGCGCCGCCGGGTAGTGAGGTGGTCCAAGGCCCGCGAGGTGGGTGGTACTACATACCCCGACCGGGCGCCGAGACGGGCGAGGTGGACGTGGGTGGGGACGAGACGGCCGAGGCCGAACCCATCGAATCACTCACCGCCCGTATCAGCGAATGGGGCGAGCGGGTGAACGCGTACGCTTGGAACGGCGAACCCAACGTGGACTTCCACACGCCCATGCCGGGCGACCAACCGATCCGCTCAAGCCTTCATTTAGAGGGCGACGACGTGGTGGGCGGCACTATCCGATATGGGGTCTTGGACAAGGATCAATTCGATGGGCACCCAAGCGCGGACCAAGAACAGATAGACCGCCTCAAGACGGCCGTCGAACGCGCCGGCGAACCGCCCGAGGGAACGCCGGTGAAAGTGGACTTCGGCGACTTCCACTACCCACCCCGACCGCATATCCGGTTCCGACCGCCGGGTCTCGCCGGGGCGTACGAAGCGCAAGGCGGGCGTGAGGGAATCGTTTACGAAGGGGCGGGGCTACGCCGTCCCCGAGCGCCGGTCGGCGAGGTGTGGGACTACATACAGCGTGCCGCCGAGGAAATCCGCGAGGAGTTTGCTGGCGAGTGGTCCGGCGAGGAACCACCGACCACGGCAGAAGAAGTGGTCTTGGAGGCCGCCGAACCGGAACGGTTCTCCAACCGGGTTCAAGCGTTTATCGACAACGACCCGCGGATGGGGGCGTTTCTCACGCCGCACTCGCCCGAGGAGTTGGCCGATCATACGATCATCATGTCCGAGAACGACTCGGCGGGTGTCACCGTGAGTCCCGAGGGGGACATACAAAACCTGTTCAACGCCGACGCCCCCCCGGGGACGGGCGGCCGGCTTGTCGAAATGGCGATAGACGAGGGCGCCCGGACGTTGGACTGTTACGCCGGTCACTTGCCCCCGTTCTACGCTCGGCACGGATTCCGCGAGACGGGGCGCATGGAATTTGTGGACGAGTTTGCCCCCGACGGGTGGGATTACGACGAGTTTGACCGCCCGGACGTGGTGTTTATGGCGTACGACCCCGAAGCGCCAGTAGCGAAGGCAGAGACGTACTACACGACCGACCAATGGGACGAGGCCAAAAATGAGTCAAGAGAACGAGCGGTCGATTGAAGACGAAATCGCCGAGGCGTACGGCGACGACGAGGTTCCCGAATCCCTCGTCAACGCCCAAGAGCGCCTTGTCCACGGACCGGACGGTAAACCCGGAGGCGAGGAACGCGAAATGGCCGACGCGGACACGGACCAATTCATTTCGCCGTTCAAACGAGTCCCGGCGTCCACCGACTACACGCCCGAGGAACAAGCGTTCCACGAGATATACGAGACGGTCTTGTGGGACGAACAGTCCGCGGGCGTCGAACTACTGTCGGCAAGTGGCCTTCCGGAGAACGCGAAGGACTACCTACTCGACGCGATTCGGGAAGGGGCCTTGTTCCCCAACTTCGACGCCATGAACGCCAGCCAACGAGGGGACTTGCGGTCATGGCTCATGAACAAAGCCCAAGCCGACGGGTGGTCCACGCGCGAGTTGGCCGGCGAACTACGCCAAATCGACCCGAATCTCACCCAATACGAAGCCGAGCGTATCGCCCGCACCGAAACCCAATCGATCATCACGACCGCCCGGGAAATGTGGTACGAGCAAGAAGGGGACTTCGTGGGCGAGGAAACGCTGTTCATATGGCAAGGCCCCCAAGACGGGCGGACGACCGACGCGTGTACGTGGCTCAAGGAACAGACCAACCCGCGGTACGGCGGCGAACCCGTCACGCTTGAGCGTATGCGGGAGTTGGTCGAAGAAGCGTCCCGTGAGTATTTCCCCGACTTGGACGTGCGCCGGTGGACGGTCCACCCCCACGAACGTCACACCATCGTCCGGTACTACGCCACATGAACCGAGAACGGACATACCTACTCCGGTGCCCCGAGTGTAACCGTGTATTCACGTCGGACGTGTTTTCCGACGGCACTCGCGGCGAACACGCCACCGTATGCCCGAACGGCCACGCCGTCGATCCTATCGTTCTCGCCACCCCGCCCGCGCACTCGAAAGCCGGGGGACGCCGGCGGAAGCGCCAGCGTCAAGGACCACCGTTGAGCGAGCGGGGACCCGACTTCGATCATGTCGGTCCACACCCACTCGATAAACCCGGGAAAGGGCCGGGTAAGGGCAAGGGCGGCAAGGGCGGCAAGGGCAACGGTGGGAACGACTAAGGCCACTTGTCCCGAAGCGGGGGTATGGACGACGAGACCAAGGCGGTCGTCCGGAACGTCGTACGCGAGTCCGTCGCGTTGGCGTACGTCGGTACGGTGTTGTCCGTGTGGGTCGTGTCAGTGACGAACCTCGGCTACGTCGCCCCGTCGCAAATCCAACAAGCGTTCTTGGACACGTTTTTCTTCGTCTTCGCCGTCGCCGGCGGCTACCTCGTGTTCGGGAAACAAGCGTTGGACGCCGCGGTGGACACGTACCAAAAGCTCACGTCCAAAGGTGACAACTCATGAGACCAAAGCGCCTCGTGTTCGATTCGTACCGCTTCCCGGCCGAAGACGAACCGGACGGCGACGTACTCGCCCCCCACCATTTCTACGTCGGGGCACTCCTCGCGTGGTTCGGATTCATGTTCGTGTGGCCGTACTACCCCGAGGCGGGCGCCGCCATGACCATCGTCGGGACGCTCGTACTGATTGACGACGTGGTGAGCCACGCGTTCGGGGTGTGGACGCCGCTCGACGCCGTGTGGAAAAGGGTACTGTGGCCTATCGTCCGCCGTCGTAGGTAGGGGCGAACGACTAAGGGGTCTTGGCCGAAACGTTCGGTCATGCCCGAAGACGTTGAAGCGTGCGTACGGTCGGTCTTGGAGGAAAACCCCGACTACGACGAAGAACGCGCCTACGCTATCTGCAACGCCGCGGAGAACAAAGGCGAGTTGGAAGCGTTCGACCCGTCCGATCCGGTGTCGCTGTTCTTGAGCGCCCCCGAAGGCGACGTGCGCGTGGCCCTCACCCGGGGACTCGCACACGGCGAGAAACCGATCAAGCGAGTCGAAGACGGCGACAAGGTGCGATACACGAACGTCATGCTACTCGCACCGGGCGAGTGGACCGACGCCGCCTCGCGTACCACGCTGTTCTACGCCCCTGACGCTATCAAACGGTCGGCCGGGAATTGGATCGACCCGCGGACCGACGAACCGATCCAAAAGGCCCCGCTCAACCACTACCACGAACACGACAAACCCGCCGAGAACGTCGGGCACATCGACGTGTCGTCGGTCACGGCCGACGGACAAGGCCGCTTGTTCGGCGACATAGTGTTCCACCAACGGACCCAACGAAGCCGAGAAATGGAATCCATGATGGAACTGTCGATGAAAGAGGGTGGACAAGAGGGCTTGGGTGGTATCTCGGTGGAAATCCCCGACGACAACACCGAATGGGACGGCGCCCGGAACATGGAACGCATGGAAGAAATGTGGTTCTCGGGCGCCGGACTCGTCATGAACCCGGCCGCGGCCACCGTCGGTTTCGAGAATCAATCCAAGCGTGCGGTGGCGCTTTCGGCCCCCAACGCCGGGTCTCGAACGCTCTACGTCCACGACGGGGAAACGACTAAGCCGAGCGCGGACGGACAAGGGGACATGGGAGACGACGACACTCCCCCCGCCGTTCGACAACTCCGGTCGGCGAGGGACAAGCTCAACGAGACGCGCCGGGCGCTCCAAAACGAGACGGACATGGCGCTCCAAGCCCTCGGCACCTACCTTGAAGCCGAAGAAAACAGTCGAGACGATCCGGTCTCGGCGTTCCGAGCGTGGGCACAAGACGCCTTGGACGACGACATGGCGTCGATGGTCATGGCCGCCGTCGAATCGTTCATGGAAACGATGGACGAAGGGGACGAAGAAGCGACCGTCGGGGACTTCATGGACTGGTCCGAAGGCGCCACCGCCGAACCCGAGGAACCGCCCGCCGAACCGGGTGAGGAGGGGACCGAGCTTCAAGGCCCCGACGACGACCCCGAGGGCGGCGACCCGACCATGCCGCCGGAACCGCCGGACGACGCTGGCGGTCCCGACGATGCGACCGTCATGGAAATCGCCGACACGCTCTCGTCGGTCGCCGAGACGGTCAACATGGCCGCCTCGGAGTTGGAGCAAGTGACGGACACGGCGGCGACGGCCCAAGAAGACGCCCAAGCCCTTCGCCAAGAGGTGAGCGAAATGGAACGCCGGCTTTCCGAAATCGAAGACGAACCGAACCCGCGGACCCTCGCGGGCGCGACGAAGACGGGCGGTGAGTCGGGCGGATCGGACGACGACGGTGGGGACGGCGAGGCGCACACGACGGCGCCCGCGGTCAAGCGGACCCGCGACGGCTACCTTACCCGGTAGAACGTCCAAGCCCCCTTACGTGGGGAAAGGACTAAGGTCTATTGCGGGCAAGGGGCCTTCATGGTGTTTCGAGACGTAACCGACGACGTTCTCATCGACTCTGGTGTCGATGCGAACCTCCGTTCCTATACCGCCGAAGAAGCGGTCTTGGCCGGGCAAGTAGTTAAGGCCGGCGCCGCGGCGGAATCCGTCGAACCGTCCGACACGGACGGGGAAGACGTGCTTGGCGTCGCGTTGGAAGACGCGGCGGTGGGCGACCAAGTGACGGTCGCCCGGGACGGGTGCAAAGTGCGAGCAACGAGCGCGACCGGCACGGTGTCCGCGGGCGACTTCGTAGCCTCACACGGGGCGACGGGCGAAGAAGGCGAAGTGGACACCAAGGCCGCCGGTGAAGCGTACCTTGGCGTTGCCGTCGCCGACGACGCCGGGGCCAACGACGACGTGAAAGTCGAAATCAACATCGGCACGGGGGCCTAAACCAATGAGACCCAAGAACGAAATCCGCGAGCGGCTTCGGAACTACCAGCGTCGAAGCGGAAACTGGCGCCTCAAGGGCCTTCTACTGTCGGCGTTCACCGACGCCGAGACGGTCGGCGAAGCGTGGCCCCGAACGGATCGGTGGCTCGCCGAGGAACACAAGCAGTCCCCGTACCGGGCCATGCACACGGCCGACGACGGCGGACAAGGGGGCACGCGAAACGTCGTCGTCCCCGCCGAGCGGGACGGTCACGAAATGGCCCACGCCCGCGAGGAGTTTTCCGACCGGGAACTAAACAGCGAGGTCCCCCGGGACGAGTATTTCCGGCGGATGCTCCTTCGCGGCGCCGAGGAGGAGTTGGACACGCTGTGGCGTGAGGAACTTCTCACCACGGTCATCGAAGGCGCCCAAGTCAAAGAGGTGGCCCGGCAGGCGGCCACCGTCATCGACGTGGACTCGAAAAAGGGCGACTACCCCCGAGGCGAAGGCGCCGGGTACGCCCAAGAGCTTTCGGAAGGTGGCCGGATCGAAGACGACATGGAAGGGTACGACACCGTGGCCTTCGACTGTACGAAGTACGGTGCCGGCTTTTCCGTGACGGACGAGATGATCGACCACGCCCAAATCGACGCTATCGAACGGCAGGTGCGATTCTCGGGCAAGCGGATCGAAAACAGCCTCAACCGGCGGTACATCAACCAACTCGTTGACAACGCCGGACTGTCGGTGGACACCGATCAGGCGACGCCGACGCTCTCGGAGGTGCAAGGCATCAACCACGCGGTCGGGGAAATCGAAAAAGCGGACTTCCCCGAACCGAACTACACGGTCATGCACCCCGACTACAAGACGGCGTACTTCGATGAGGCCAACATCAGTCGGGCCAACTACGCCGGAAGCGACTCGGGTCTCACCCAACGGGCGTTCGACCCCATCTTCGGCACGGAAATCCTCACCGCGTCGTCGGGCGTCTACGACTCCGGCACGGAGTCGTGGGAGTGGGACAGCAACGACGACGTGGGCGCCGTCGCTACCAACTCGGAAATGATTGGCATCTTCATGTACCAAGACATTTCCACCAAGGACTTCGAGGACCCGATCCGCGACATTCGGGGTGGCAACGCCCGGGCGTGGTTCGACGTACAAGTCCTTCAACCGGACGCGCATTGTACCCTCGGGTACTAACGAGCGCGTTCTCGGCCCCGGCCAATTCTCACATTTTCAGTCCCGTGGTGTAGCGGCCAATCATGCCGGACTTTGATTCCGGCGACGGTGGTTCAAATCCGCCCGGGACTATAAGCCCCCTTACGCCGTACGTACGATCATGCGATTCGCCCATACGAACCCCGGGCGCCCGGTGGACAAGCGGTTCCACGACCGGCGTCAAGAAGCCCGCTTGTACGCCATGAGCGACGAGGAATTGAGCGAGATAGAACAAGCCGACTACGCCATGTACGAAGACGACGGGGTGTACCCCCTCGGCGGGCTTCCGAGCGAAGTGAACGAAGACACGTGGCACGTCGAAGACCCCGTGAGCGGCAAGGAATACGACGTGCGAGACGCCCACGACACTATCTGACGCCCGTCCGATCCGGTCGGTTCCCAACTTATAGCGCGCTACGCGCGTGAGGGAGGGACAGCATCTATCGGCAAATATTACCGAATGATCCTCTCTCCCTCTCACGCGTGGCGCGATATAGCTAAAGACTCGAATCGGAGGAACGCCTAAGTCCCGCCGACCCGACGGCTTGAGTATGGCCCGAGACACCGGCGGCGGTACGCACAACTCCTACGGGAAACTTCCCCCGTCCGTCTTGGAGGAACGCACGTCCGAACCCATGACGACGGGTGAACCGGAACACATGGACGACGCCGAGGGCTTCGCCGACGACGACCCGGCGTCACTTCTTGAACAAGGCGAGTGCCCGTGGTGTGAGAAGGGGGGCTTCGACCGTCCGGAAAGCCACGCCCGCCCGGCGCACCCCGACGAGTGGGAGGCGTTTCAGTCCGAACAGGGTGATTGAGCATGGCGGTCGAAGAAGGGGACTTGACGTTGGACAAGCTGGATGCGGTGTTCCCCCGGCGCCAGCTATCGGGAGACAAGTGTCTCTCGCTCCGGTCGTTCGCGGTGAACATCGTCAACGAGAACTTCGGCGACGACGTGGCACGCCTATCCGAAATCGAAGGTGACGAAACGGACTTCGCTCACTACGTGTGGGCGGCGTTGATTCTCGCCCGCAACGGCGAGTCGTCAAGTGAGTCCCAATCGGGCGGGTCCGTCTCGTACAACGTGGCCGCCGCGGAAATCCCCGACGTTCTCCCCAACAACCGGTTCGGGCGTCTCGCTACCAAAATCTACCTTCGCCAAGGTCAATCGGTGGGTATCGTCAAGGGGCGGTCGAACTTCCACTAACGCATGATCGAAGTCAAGACCCGCGTCACGAAATTCCACCGGGTTGACGACTCGCCCGACGGGGCGGTCGTGGACGGCACGAAGTCGGCCATGAAAGAGGCGGCGGGCGCTGGTTTCCAAAAGTCGCAAGATTTGGTCCCGACGGACACGTCCGAACTACTCATGTCGGGCATCCCCCCGTACGAAGACGAGCGTGGCAACATCGTATGGGCCTACGACGCCCCGCACACGCTTCCGGTCGAATACGGGTCTCGGCCCCATTGGGTGCCTATCGAACCGCTCTTGGGGTGGGCGAGGCGCGTTCTCGGCGACGAGTCGGCGGCGTACGCGGTCCGACAGAAAATCGCCAACGTTGGGACGGACCCACAACCGTTTGTCCGTCCGGGCGTCCACCTACAGCGTCTCGTTCTCAAGGGGACGGGCGTCGCCACGCACATTCGGGACGAGATACCGGGACTATGATCGTAGAATTGATCGTGACCGGCCTCGTTGGCCTCGTGGTCGGCTACGCGTCCGGCCGAGTGCATGAGAACAGCATATGGGCGAAATCGCTTAGAAGCCAATCTCGGCCGTCTCGTGGGAATGTATCAGAGAACGGTGACGATCCGATCTACACGTGTGAGTACCACGGCCGGTCGTTCTACGATCCGGACGAGGCCCGGCAACACGCTATCGAACAGCATGGGGCGCCGCGCGACACGGACGACTGGCGACAAACGTATCCCGAGGGGCGCGAATAAGACCCCATGTCCGTTCCAACGACTACCGACCCGGTGGCGTTCGTCCTCGCTATCTTGGACGCGAGTCAAGACGCCGATTACGCGAATGAGAACGGGAAGCCCGCGCGAGTGGCCCGTTCGGGCGATTACTCCCCCGAGGAAAAGAGACGGTACGAGCAAGACGCCTTGTACGTCTATTCGATTGGCGAGGTGAACAATCAGGCGTTCGCCGGATCGGGTGATGCAAAGCTCAAGAACGCGCAAGTGGGCGTGGACGTGTGGACGCTTTCGGGCGAGTCCGTCGCGTGGAATATCGGCGAGGACGTTGAGTCGATCATAGACGAGTATTGGACGGACAACCGTTCTACGACCCGTTGGGTGACGGTTCGGGTCACGTCGGAAAACGACTATTCCCACGAGACGTTCCACGACAGTACGGTGGGCCAACACGACCGGCACCTCGTCACGGTCACGCTCATGCGGGACAAATCGGTCTGATTCCGGGGGCAACGACTAAGGGGGCTTGCGGACAAGGTGAGCTATGGCCGCCGAACGATACTTCGGCGATTCCATGACGGTGACAATCGACACGGAAGACACGAGTCCCGTGTCCGTCCCGGTGGGGTCGCTCCAACAAGTACAGATAATCGCCAACGCCGAACACGTCGAATTGACGAGCGCGGACACCACGAAGCGCGACGACGTGGCAAAGCGAAACTTCGGGGTGGACGTGACGGTCGGCGTCGCCGCCTTCGACATGACGATAGTTGAGGAGTGGCTCGGCGGCGACGGGTCGTCGTCCTCGTCGTACACGGACGACAACTCGGTCGCTCTATTCACCGTCGCCGGGTCCGTTACCGGATCGGACGGGACCACGCACACGGCCACGGTGGACGGCGTGTATTTCCCGCAAATGCCGATCATCGACGCCCAAGAGGGCCAGTGGGTCCGGCACAACGTACAGGGCGACGGCGCCGACGTGACAATCTCATAATCCATGAGCGAATCCGAACCAGAACCCACCATGACGGGCGGTCGTCCCGAGAATTGGGACGAAATGACCGACGAGGAAAGGAAAGAGTGGGCCGATCAACGTGAGGCCGAGCTACACGACGCGGCGAACGAGGCGGCCCAACTTTCCGACGACGAACAAGCGGCCTTGGATGCCCTTTCCGAGTCGTCGGACAAGCGGACGGCGGTAACACTTCGCGGCGGCGACGAGGTTGAGGTGAAGACGTACCTCAACGCCCGGATGGAAGACAACTTCCAAGAAATCACGGAGAACCGCGACGACTTGTCAAGGATTCGGTCCGTCTTGGTGGAATCCCTTTCGTGGATCATCGAAACGGAACCGTACGATTCGGAACGCTTGTGGCGAGTCTACGCGGACGAGTACGGCACCATGTCACTCGCCGAGGAGTTTTTCGTGTGTGTCGAACCCGTCATGGACAGCATCGAAGACGCCGAGGTGGCGCAACGCTTTCGCACGGACAAATAGGGGCGTGTTGCTCTACCAAGTGGTGAGCGACACGGGTCTCACCCCCGGCGAGGTGTTGACACTCCCACCGACCGAACAAGCGTTCTTGTTCGCCGCCCGGAGTGAGGTGAACCAACGCGAGAACGAACGAAACCGGAATCGAAATCGAACGAGGTAACACATGGCGTCCGACGAAATCTACGAATTGGTAATCCGTATGCGCCCGGAGGGCGCCGAGGAAACGCAAGACACCTTGGAGGAGGCCCAAGAGACGTTTGAGGAAACCGCCGAGACGGCCGAAGAAGAAGCGGGTATCCTTGATCGGTTCGCCCGACGCTGGCGCGGCGCCATGACGGTAATCGCCGCTTCGCTGGCGGTCGTTTCGTCAGCGTTGCTGGCGAATATGCCCATCGTCTCGGACTTGATGGACGGGCTTCGGGCGATAGTGGAAGCCACCGCCCTCGTCATAGACGACAAGCTCCGTCCCGCGTTGGAACCCCTCGTCAACGACATGTTCGCACTCGCCGAGGCGATTGGAAACCGCGACGGGGAAGGGGTCTTGGCCGCACTCGACTCGATGGAAGACACCTTGAACGACCTTCGGGACGCCGCGGCGAATATCGTCGTGGACATAATCTTCACGCTACCCGACATTGGTCGTCTACTCCTTGAACGCGCAACGCCCGAGACGTTCATTGAGGGCTTTGAGGAGTTTATCCTCAATCTCCCGGGCGTCCGAATCGCCGGCGCCCTCGCCCGCCGTCTCTTCGGGATGCTACCCGAGCAGACACAAGAACACTTGTCCGAGTCGATGGAATTTGTGAGTGAGTTTGCCGACTGGTTGATCGACAAATTCACCGGCGTCCGACTCGACGTAGACACGTCGTGGGGCGACATATACCAAACGATCAACGACTATATCGGCCGAATAGGCAACGTTGTTCAAGATATGGGCGTCGACATACCGGGCATGATCCGCGGGCTGACCGAAACCGGGCGCGAACATTTCGACGCGTTTGTCGAGCGTGTCATCACCACGTTTACCGACTGGCGGGACGACCTAACCGAGTTGGTTGACGACACCATAGAGCGTGCCGAAACCCGCTTTACCAACTTCCGCGCGTGGGTCAACGAGGTAATCCCCGACTTCGGTGACACGTTTGGCCGACTCGGCACCACGATCAAAAATCGGTTCATTGGGCCACTTGAACAAGCGTTCTCGCGGGCCATGTCGATAGTCGCCACACTTCGGGAAAAGGCCAACGAGGCTATCGACATAGTGTCCGGCCTCACCGGCATCGACCTACGCGGAATCGGTGAAACGATACAAGACGCCTTCCGCGGAATCGGCGGTGCGGTCGGCATCGACATAGGCGGATACCAAACCGGGGGGCGTGTGACCGGGACGGGACTTGCAATGGTTCACGCAGGCGAGACCATCGAACCCGCCAGCGTCGAGCGGACGGGCGACCCGAACCGCGGGAGTAACCGCTTCGCCGAGCGTCAGCAAATGGTGATTCGGTTTGAACCGCGCCAGTTTGAACAATTTATGTCGGCCGAGTTGGAGAACGCCCCCGCGAACACGGGCCGAGGCTCGGGGCCGAGGTGAACCATGACGAGCGTGACGGTCTCGCGCGGAAGCCGCTCGGTGACGTTCGACGTGTACGAGTCACCCGGCGGGCTTCATATCGCCCGGGACGTGGGCAAGCCGGACTCTCGCGTCTACCGCGTCGGTCGTGACGACCCCCGGTACGTGGACAACCGGGCACCGTTGGAAGCGTACACGGTCGTCGGACAACTCGTCGGCGACGGGGCGTACGAAGACGCCCGCACACTCGCCGAAGATATTGTCAAGGCACACTCGGGGGGCACCAACGCGACGTTGGACTTGAGCGCCGTAAGTGGCCTTACGTCGAAGGCGGTCGGATTCACCGGCGACCGGGCGCTTCGGTTGGGCTACCCACCGGGACAAGGCGAGTGGGTGAGTCTTCAACTCACGGCTATGGTCGTTGGCAACACCATCGGCGGGACCACACAAGGCGACGCCGGGTCGGGCCAGTCGTCGGTCACTGGCGAGGTGACGCTTTCGTCCGACTCACACAGCGTCGAACTTGTAAACAACATCGACATGGAACGCCGGTGCGGACGCCCGGACAACAAGTCCCGATTCACCGCCGAAGACGAGGCGTACATCGTAGACCGCCAGCGAGCGAGTCACGACGAGTTTGAGCTTTCCGGCTTGTGGCGCACGGACGCCGCGACCACACAAGACACCTTGGTAGAAAACATCCTCAAACCGAAGCTCGGATCGGGGTCGCTCACGTTGGACTTCAACGGGCACTACGGACTCGGGTCGTACCAAGTGGCCGCGGTCGATCCGCGGTCGGCCCGCGTGTCGTGGTCGGCGGGCGAGGCTGGTATGGTCCGTCTCGAAAGTCTCACACTAACGGTGGTGGATAATCAATGACAAGCCCAACCGAGTGGCGGATCGTTCGACAACCGAGCGGGACAGTAGAAGCGGACTTGTTCGACATTGAGACCGTCGAAGCGTACAACCGCTACGCGTCCCACTTCACCGCGTGGATAGACGACCCGGCGGGCGACAAGGCCGCCGACTACCCACGGGGGCAACGGGCGACCGTGGAATACTCAACGGACGGCGGATCGACGTGGACGGTCAAACAAGCGGGCTTCGTCCAACGGCCCGACGACGGGAACAGCCTCGGGACGGGCTTGTTCAAGTGCCTGTTCATCGGGTACGATCACTTCTTGCGCCGCGAACCCGTCTACGAAGACTTCAACTCGGTGTCCATCTCGACGGCACTTCAAACGCTTGTCGAACAGCATACGCCGGTCAACTACGTCGCCGGGAACATCGACATACTCAACGACGCCACCGTCTCGCGGAACTTCGTCGGCGAGCGTGCGGACGAGGTACTGTCGTGGTTGTCCCAAGCCTCGGGCGGGGAACGATTCGGGGTCAACGAC